CTCCGCCTGTGCCACTACTAGGATCTAACGTCACTAGATATGTGCTGTCGTGTGTTGGTTGTTTATACCAACGTACATTACCCATTTTTATTTTAGGCTCCACACCTTCCATATCAACTAATTTTAGTGGGTCTATAAGTGTTTCATCATATATAATAAATTCACATTCATGTTCACGTCTAAATCTTTCTTCACCTATTCTGCCACGTTCTTCCGTCGCCCAGGCAGAATCTCTATCAGGATGTCTGTCCCAAACTGCTAACATTGGTTTAAATCCGTTAACACCTAGTTCTTGCTCGTTGCCATGTTCATCAAATAGTTTATTTGCTTGACCCCAAATAGTTGCAAAAGTATCCTCATCACTATTAGGTGTACTTGTAATTATACATTTACCACCTGTTGCTAGTGTAGGAGACAATGCTGTCCAAAACTCACTTGCTATTCTGGGCGGTACAAATGCAAACTCGTCTAAGTAAACTAACGTAAGAGACATACCCCTACCAGTGTTTTCTGTAGTAGTACTTGCTACTATTCTACTACCATTATCAAAACTTATACTACCTTTGTTGTATTCTGTAACACCCGCTCTGATATGGTCAGGTACACTTTCGTATGCATACCTAATACGTTGCATAATTTCCTGGGCACCTGCTTGTTTGTGAGCCGCAACCAATATTGTACTATCTGGTTGAAACATTGCATACCATAACAGATATCCTGCCGCCACTGTGGTTTTGCCCATCTGTCTGCCCAGCATATTAATACTGTATCTATAATTATTATAGTTATGAATTAGTTCTAACTGATAGTCAAAAGGATCGAAATCTATACCACCTTTTGTAGGATGTTGAATTTTGACATGATTTGTCATAAAATACAGAGGACCTGTCTCTGCATTTGCACAGTTTTTAAAATCTTGTATAGTATCTGATGTATAGGCCGTTTTGCTGTAGCCTTGTTTAACCAGACTGGTATCTGCTGTTCCTCTTGCCATACTACTATTTATGTAGGCTAGGGTTTAGGATATGCTTTTTTTAAGTTTGTCTTTGAGGTAATTTACTAAAACTTCTTTGTCTGTGGAGTAAGAAGCATCTGAACTATCACAAGGTGCATCATCAGGCTCTACAGCAACAACATCTACTTCAGGCTTATCGTCTTTAGGTTCGTCGTCTTTAGGCTCATCGCTATGCATATCTTTAGGTAAAGTAAGTCCTGCAAGTTTAAGTACGTCTGCTAAGTCTTGCATTGTATCGCCTGCCGCTTCAATACTCACTGATCCTTTGTCAGTATTTTTGTGTTGTTTAAATTCTACTGAACTTTCAACCTTATCATCTGATTTAATTTGTACTGGTGCAACTATTTCTGGCTGACCATATGCATCACTCATTGCTTCTACAATATCAGATAGACGTTTGAGTTCATCTTTACCTTGTAATTCTACTGATTCTTTTTTATTCATATTATCTTCCTTGTTCATTGCATCTGCTTGAGCTTGTTTCATTAATTTAACTACTGCTTGTTGTTCTTCTCCAGATACTGTTGGTAAATTATTATCTACTCCATATTGCTTAATTGCTTCTGGTGATGGATCTGGTATTTCTTCAGGATTTACTTCTTGTCCGTTGCTACTAGTTGTATCTGCATTACCAACTGCGTCATCAGTACCTCGTGAAAGAGCTTTTTGTAAAGCCATTATTTGGTTATATCCTGTAAAACCAGATTTTAAAATAGAAACATATGGTGCTAAGAAAATTTTCAATGCAGGCATAAATCTTTTGTTTATACCTCTTTCATTTTGTATTTGTCTTAATGCCTGTCTCATCAAATTAACTAATGTATCATCTCCCATTACATTTGATAAAACGTTAATAGGTATTTCACCTGTTACTGTTTCTGGCTGTGCGTATGCTCCTTTAAATGCTGTACCAGTATCTACAGAAGTATCTACAGCAGTATCTAGAGAAGGAGCATCAAGAAGTTCATTTAAATTAACATCTTTACTTTGCTGTAATAGTTCAGGTTTCAAGGGTTGACTACTAGGAGCCTCCTCTAAACTATCCAGCATATCCCTAAGATTCATTAGACAATACCTTTAAGCGATTGACTATGATTAGCAACTTGCTTCTGACTCTCCGTTCCTCTACCCATATTAGGCATACCGTGAATTTGAGCACCAAGTTCTTCTAAATCTTTGCCCATTAATTGATCTTTGGTTGGATAATTACTAAAGTATGAAGCACCTTTCTCTGCTTTAATTTCTTCTAAAGCCTTTAAGAATTCTTTATTATACTCTTCACCAAAATGTGATTTAGCAAAATCTACCTCTTCATTTTGTTTTTCGTAATGTGCTTGATCTTCATTATTAAGTACTGCATCTTCTTCACTAACTTGTCTGTCAGTATCTGCTTTTGCTTTCTCTTCTGCCATTTCTGACTCTATCCTTCTAGGGTCTTTGACATTATATGCTAACACTCTTTCGTGATCTAAACCTAAATTAACAGCACACCATACTTCAAGTATTCTTTCGTTGACTGGGTATTTAAGTATAACATCTGTACTACATACTTCTGATGTACACTGAGTACCTTTTACTCTGTAAAACTCAATTGGGTTTTCTTCAATTGGTGTTCTTTTAAAAGGTGTTGCACTAACTAAATTGTATTTTGCTAGACATTTTTCCAGCATGTCCATATGTTCAGAACCACAGTCTGCGGCAAATTTAATTCTGTAGCCGTGTTCTTTGTTTAATGACTCTGCTATATAATTTTTAAGTTCCATAATTAATAACTCCGTTATAACACTTATTTATCACTTTTTGATTTTTTCTGCTAAATAAAAACATGACTACATTTACAAACACAAATAAAGAGCAAAAAATTTTAGTAAGAGAGCCACAACATCCTACTGAGGGTGAGTACACATTAGATAATTTTGGTAATTTAGTGGTTTTTAAAGAAGGCAAATGGGTAGATATGACAAAATTAACTGTCTCCACCTCCGCCTTTTATGATTTTGAGTAAATCATTTCTATCAAAAACTGTTGCCTGAACTGCCTCTGCTTCTGCACCTTTATTATCGAATTTATCTATTCTTGCTTTCTTAAGCATTAAGTCTATTTGTTGTAACTTTGCTTTTGTTTTAGCATCACTGGCATCTAAGGCAATCTTTAACATGTTACTTGCTTCTGCAAATACTTTACCAGCCGCCATATCACTAACATTCATACCTAAACTCATTAGTTGCTCATAACTGTTAATAGCCTTTTTGGCTATGTCATTCATTTCAACTTCGTGATCTTCCAGGCCTTTAATTTCCTTAAATGCTAGATTAATTTTTTCACTAACACTTAAAGCACCTTGAGTTTCCTCAATTACTTCCTGAGTTTCTGCTACTGTAGGAACATTTTCCGTATCTGTTACTTCCTCTATAGGAGGTAAGTTAAACTCTTCTTCTAGTTTCTTTGTCATATTAGTATTTATTAATTGCGTTTTTTAGCAACTCGTTTTTTAGCCTTACGAGGTTTATTATTTCTAAAAATTTGATCTTCATTAATAACTTTGAAACGAATTCCTTTACGAGAACACCACTCTTGTGCGGCTGTCCACTTTGCGGCATTAAGATGTGTTTGTATTTTTTGTCCTTGGCTTCTGGCATTTTCCAAAGTAGTTTGATTACTAGGCTTTATTTCTACTAATTCTACATGTTGTACGCCGTCTTTATCCGTATACTGCACCATAAAATCTGGAACATAGTTATGATATTTCCCATCAATAGGACTTCTATATGGTATTTTTACATTTTCACTTGCCCATTTAGTAATATTTGGATGGCTGTCGCACATTCGCATAAATGCAAGTTCCCAACTACTTCTATAGGTAGGTGCTTTTCCACCCACAAATTTAGATGTATTTTTGATATCGTATTTACCTGATGCGAATTTACTGGCCATATTACTATTTATGGCTGAATGAGATCTGAAAGTTTACTGCGTGAATTTAAAGTTGGTGTTTTTAAGTCAATTTTATTACCAGCAGGCCTGTATGCATTTATGGCCGCATAAGCATCTACTGTAAGTTTTAATGAATTTTGATTCATTTCAAAATAGGTTGTAGGATGTAAGCCTTGTACTTCTGCAACCTTTATAAGTACCCTTGACATAGCCCTTGCATTAGATTTTTTAAAACCTATAGACTGTAATTTTGTCTGTATAACACTTAATGTAGAAGGATCTATTGGCGTATCTTTTGGTGCGGCAATTTCTGATAGTATTTCTGAACTTGCTTCAGGTAAAGGAAATTTAACACTTGCATTATCAATATATGCTACTAGAGTATCTTGTACAATTTTGTATGATACGTCATTTCCAAATGTATTATAAATTGAAGTAGACATTATGCATAATCCTCAACATATTGTTTAATTGCTTTTACAGTAACTAATTGTTCTGCATCTTCATCTGGTATGTCAAAATCATATTCTGTTTCAAATGCCATCACAAGCTCAACTATATGCAATGAATCTGCACCCAAGTCATCTACTAAGTGTGCATCGTCTATAACTTTATTAATATCTATATCTAGATGATCTGCTATAATTTTTTCTACTGTCATTATAGACCTCCTCCAGTTTGTCCACCGCCACTAGGTCTTTCTGGAGCATCTTCTATTTCTTCTGGCTTCTTAGCCATACCATTTATAGCCGCCTGTGTTATACCTCTTAAGGCATAATCTTTTAATGCATCACCAACATGGTTACCAGATAACTTGGCTAGTATAGCCGTGCTAAGTAAATTCTTTCCAACATTTTTAGTTGGGTCTGCAGAAAATGGCGTATCTATTTGGTCGTATGTTCCAACACTAGGTGCTGTTCCACCTGCTTCTTTTTTATCATTATCTGTTTCTGTTTTATCACTGGTAGTCGATGTTGCTGTGGGTTTTTCTTCATTTACAGGTGCAATTAATGGTTGTACTGTTCTGCCTCTGGTTCCAAATTGGTTATCATGATTTCCCAAAAATTCCATATCCATTCCGTCATCAACTATACCTAACGGTTTAACCATTACTTCATCACTAGCAAAGTCAAGTCCAACCACTTTCTCAAATCTATCTAAGTCAACTCCTGTTAAATCAAAATTAGCAATATCAAAAGTTGTAAAGTTTTCATAATCAAATTGTATATTAAATTCTACTAGGTCGTTTGCAGAATAATCTATATCGCCAAAAGTAAAACTATTAATAAGAGGACCAGTCATACTATATTGTACTCCTTTTCCACCATGATACAAAATAATATCTATACGTTCAAAAAACTGTTTAGTACGTTGTAAATTTAATCCTGCTTCGCCACTTTTAAATTGTGTGCCACCAAATGTTGAGCCACCGTTTTCAAATTTAGAGTCTGTATTCATATACACATCTCTATCACCATCTGCATTTCTATTACGTGGATTCATATATAGATATGAGAAATATCTCATTAGTATTTGTAACCATTCATTATTTAATGTATCAAATACTCTGATATCAACAGGCGAATAATCTAATCCTGTTGATACTATTTTCTTTTTGTTGTATTGATTTTTTACAATGTTTTTGAATGTTACGCCAGGAAGTGTTGCACTTCTAACTAAACTAGATATACTGGTTTTAAAAGTATGATTTTCCATATCTAGAAAAGACGCCAAATCTCTGTTAAAAACAAAGTTCACGTATCCTTCAAATTTGATACGTGGTGGATTGACGTCAGGTCTAAATCTGTAGTTGTTACGGAAGTCTCTGGCGTAGAATTTACTTTTGGTGTTTTTACCTAAAAATTTCAGAAAATTCATACCAGAGATACCTCAAGTTTATATTAAACTCCGACTGTTGTACCGGTGTCTACTGTTTCTGGGAATGGGTTTCCTGCTACTGTTCTGCCATTAATATCGTTATCACCTTCGTAGTGAGTTGCGTTATCGTAACGTACCTGCATAGTTACTGTTACTTGGTCGTTTGTAGCATAGTCGCCATCACTGTAGTCGACGTTTGTTAAAAAACATCCTTCAAGGAACCAAACCTCTGTAGCACCAGCATTAACACCATCCAATACTTCAATTTGCATATCAAATTTGTAATCTGATCCTGCGGCTGGAGTAGTTTGTTGGAAATGGTTAACCTGTCTTTGGACTTGTGATCCAACTGACTTGGCTACTTGGTTAGTTATATCGTCCCTTACTGTTACAGTAATTTGTTCCCAAGCATGTTTACCTTGTAGGTAACTTCTTGAGTTATAACTATCAATAATTATTTCTTCATAAGTAATTTTAGGTCTAGTAACGTTTTGTACGTTTTGAGTCAATATTTTTGCCTCTGGTGAACCACCAAAGTTGTTTAAAAAACTAACCCTAAATCTATACTTCAGTTTCGGCATTAAAATACCGGAACCAGTTGCACCCGTTACCGGAACTCCAAACTTACTTTTGGTTTCGTTTGTTGCACTTGATACTGCCATATTGTTCTCCTAGAACTAAATTATATGCAAATATTTATCATTTCTAGCAGAAAATAATTAACAAGTGTTTTAATTTAGCCACAAAAAAAGGGCAATAAAATGCCCTTTTAATATTGTTTTCCCCTATGCTGACTCTTTAATTCTGTTTATAGCAACATCTTCTTTAGATATTTTATCAGTAATATCACTAAATCCATAGCCTTCAACAATATAATATCTTGTTTCTTTTACTATGTCCTCTGCTCTCATTACTTCATAACCTATTTGTGGTACTTCAGCAATAACATCTCCTACTGATAATGAATGCATATCTCTATATGTTACTACTTCACCATCTTTACGAGTAATTGTTTTCATATTGTAACCTGAAACATGTTTTTCAAATACAATATCTTCACCTGTTTCTTCATTTAAGTAGCATTGGTTAAGAATTGAGAACACTTCATTTTTGCTAGTAACAGTATAGTCTACACTATCACCTTGTGTGAGTCCACAAAATCTACCATCTACTTCACATACTTTAGTATAATGTGAAAAATATTCTGGTTTAAAATCTATTTTATCACTATCGCCTCTGGCGTGCATAGTTTCCATTTTTGCATTATATAATGGATATTTTTTAGCGGCTCCTGTGTGTCCGCCTTCGTTTGAATTGACGTAATCGTGTATCTCGTCAGTTACTTTAATTTGATAAATGTCGTATTGCATAAAAACTCCTACCTTTTTATTTAATTTATACAACTATTATAGCAAATATCCTGATATTGTCAAGCCTTTATTCATAAAAAAAGGGCAGTAAAAACTGCCCTTTAGTAAGTTTTATATAACTTATGCTGTTGAGCCCAAAGTATTTTGGATTCTGATCGGTATGTAAATAAACTCTACTGCCTTCACTGGTTGTACAGCGATGTCAATGTATAGTTCGTTTCTATCGATTCTAGCCGCCGTGTTATTTGTTGTGTCACAAACTGTAACAAAATCAAATAGTCCACGTTGTTGTACTAACTGAGCTAGTAATCTGTCTACAACTACCTTAGCATTTGCTCTAGTAACTTCGTCATTTGGTTCAAACAAGAACGGTTTTACTGCATCATCAAGTTGTTCTCTGATGTAAATAACCAATCTTGAAACATTAACTCTATCCAATGCACTTGAAACTGAGTTAAGTGTTTTCTGTCCAAATACTGCAATTCCTCTTCCTGGGAAGTTTCCAATTGGGTTAATTTTGTTAAGGTAAAGACTATCTCTTTGTCCTTCACTTAAACTAACTGCTTGGAATTCTCCAGTAGTTGCATCAAGGTATCCTGTAGAAGTTGCGTTGTTTACAACACCTCTTTGGAAACCTGCTGGTGCAAACCAAGGGAAAGCAACTGAGTCATTAAATGCAATAGTTCTTAATGCCATATGTGAAGCAGGAACCATAACTGTTGTACCGTCTAGGTTTGTTGATAAACCATGTGGGTAGTAAACAGCCGCCTGAGAAGAAGCACTAATAAGTCCATCATCTCCGTTCTCTGTTGCATTACCGGCATTTGTTGCCCAATTTTGAGTGCTAGTTGCATCTGCGGCCAATCTCATTGGTGCATCTGCTATACAGAATACTGTATCTTTTCTGTTCACACTTAGACTTAGCATTTCATCTAAACACTCTGAATATCCTGGAGTGGCACAAATATTAAATCTATTTGTTTCATTAAGGATTTCTTGGTTAGCAACTAATTGTGATTGCATTGCTTTAACAACAACTTTACGTTGAGCTTTACGCATCATGTATGGAGATCCATCTGCTTTATTGCCTGAATGATCTTTCCATAAACCGTTTGTTGCGTCATACTGTTTAACGTTACCTACAGAAGCCATTTTGTTCCATGCTAACATACCACTTGGATATAATGCCGCATTTGGAAGTCCATTTGTTGTAGTTAATAGTGATGCACTTGAACTACTTCTAAAGTCTCCAAATAAGATACCATCGCTAGTTACTTGGTCTGCATTATCAACTAATACCCAAGCCGAACTTGATCTCTTATAGATTTTAGGGAAGTTTTCTAAGTCACTACTGTCAATCCAAAGATCTCCGTCTGCTAATGCTGTACCGTCACTTTGTAATGTTGGTGAGCTTGCCGCAAACTGTACGTCGTTTGAGTAAGTTGCCCATGTTCCACCATTTTGATATAAAATATCAATATTAGTGTTAGCAACATTGTTGTCGTACCATAATGTACCTTCAACAGCCGCTCCAGTAATTGCGTTATCAGATGCTTCATAACTTAAACTTGCAAAGTTACTGTAAGTACCTGCAGTAATGTTTATGTCTGAAGGACTATATCCTGACACATTACCTGCTGTAATTCCAATATCTTTTCCATCTGAAGTA